GGCCGGTTAGCTTCGTACAAGAATTCGCTTGGGAAGTCCTGTAGCGCGTGTTCTTTGCCTTCGGCTACAATATGCGTACCGGCGTGTATTACTACCCGGTCTTCGTCCAACCAAGCGCCAATACCGCGTACCGTCTCCGGGTCGAAGTACTTTTTATAACATAGGTTCATTAGGTATTCTGCCGCCTTCGTCTCGTAGCCGGCCTTACCGTCCGAAAAACGTTCTTCCCAATACCATTCATCTTCTAACTGAAGTAGTGCCGACTTGGTGAACTTGGACGCGGCAAAGCATAGGGCTTGCTTTGCCTTGTACGAGTATATCCAAAATTCATTTTGGGACGAAGCATTTTTACGGTAGCCCAAGGGCCGAAAGGGCAGGCCCAACGGTTCTTCTTCGCCTTCGGGCGCTTGGGCGTCTATCGAGAAGGTAACGGTAGGCGTTTTCTCCGGCGTTTTCTTGGCCTTGGCGGGCTTTTGCGGCTTATCCGGGGTAGAAGTACCTTCGGGGGCTTCCGGCGCGCTTGTGGGGACTGCTACGCCGGGGGCTTCGGGCTGTACCGGCGCGGGGCGGGTATGTTCGCGTAAGTAGGTGAGCAACGCGGCCCGGCCGATACCTTCGGCTTCTCCGTCTGCTACGTCCCAACCTTCGGGCACGTCCGTAGGTAGTACCGCCTTAACCTGCTTAGCTCCGGCAGCTTGGGCCAACTGGCTAACGCCGTCCTTCCATTCGGCCGGGTCGGTTTGCCCTTCGGTCCATTTCCAAAAGCCGAACATAGCTTGGAAGCCGGGTAGGTCCGCGTCCGGCCATAGCAGTACGTTACGGCCTGCTAGCGGGGTCCAATCGGCATACTTTACCGAACGACTGCCGCCGGGCCAAGTAACAGCAACGAGCGCGCCCGAAAATACCCTATTGGCCGCGTCTGCCGTCTTCTCACCTTCGACAACAAGAACCGGCAAGCCAGGGAACTTCGCTAGCAGGTCCAAGCCGTACAAGCTCCGGGGTACGTCTTGGCCGCGCCAAGACCAAAAGCGCTTCCCGTTGCGCTCACAATACGACAGCGGTAGCACGTCCTTACGGCCGTCTGCCATGTCGAAGCGGGCTACGTAGCCAATTAGGGAACCGGCGGCGTTACGGTAGGCCCAATACTTCGTAGCTAGCCCTAGTTTCGTATGGCTGAACGTAGCCGGCGGGGCGTCTGCCGGGGCCGGGTTTAGTACGGTCCAATCCGATACCGTAGGCTTGTCTACTTGCAAGCTCCGGGGTATTTCGCCCCCGGCCAAGCCGCCTTCGATAATCTTAAATGCGCCTGCCGCGTCTACGTTATTCCCGCGTAGGTTTTCGGCCTGTATAATAAAGTCGAGTACGCTACCGCCTTGGCCGCAAGCGCGGCAGGTAAAGACGTTGGGGCTTTTGCGATTGTTAATCCATAATGAAGGGTTCGTATCGTTGTGAAATGGACATAAGCCTACGTATTCGCCCTTGTCCTTTTTGGTAGATACGCCGTAGCTTTCTGCCAAAGTAACAAGGTCTACAGCCGCAAGTAGGGCGCGGCCGGACAGGTTGGAATTTTGCACGTAAAAGGGTCGGGTAGGGCGGGAAGGGTTGTACTAACTTGGGCGGCTCGTAACGAGCGTAATAGCGTCCGCTATCGAGCGAACGAAACCAGCAATACCCCCGGCGCGGCGTACTGCCTTAATAAAAAGTTCTTGCTTGCGGCGTTCTTCTCCGGTATCGGTTTTAGTTTCGAGCGCCGTAAAAACGGCTACCTTTTTGCCTACCATATCCGGCGTTATTTCGATAGTAACAAGGCCGATATAATCGGAGCTACCAACACACAAGCCGGCGTGTAGCGGGTTCGCGTTGGCTATTTCCTTGCTGCCATTTTTGTAGCTCCGAATAACCTTACCGGCCCAACCCATAGCCGTATTATTGCGGAATAGGGTAACGCCCGGCCGGCTGCCGACTGCTAATAATACTTGCTTACCTAAGACGGTTTCGGCGTTCATGCTAATTCTAATTGTAGGTTACGGAGCTTTTCGCGCATTTTCCAAGTATGGGACGCCCAACCCGGCGGGTAGTCCCGAATAACAGCTATTTGCTGTAGTTCGTCCAACGTCCGGGCTTCGGCTATTTCCCGTTCCTTAGCATTCATAATTAGCGCCCGTATTTCCGGGGTAATTTCTTTTAGCTCGTTGCTGCCGGGCTTGGCTTGCGGCTCCGGCTCGACTTCGGGGGCCGGGTACACGTAGCCGCAACGGGGGCAGATTGGGGCCGGCGTATGGACTGCAAAGCATTCTTCACACTTTAGCGCGCGGGGCGCGGCTTCGGGTTGGCCCTTCTTGCGTTTACGCTCTTTTACTAGGCCGTCCAAACTCCATTCCCTGTTTTCGTCCGGCATACCATGCTTTAACACGTTGCCCACGAAGTCGAGAACTACCGCCTTAGTCTTGCCAGGGTACAGCCGGAGCGCGCGCCCTACTTGCTGTAGATACATACCCAACGAAGTAGTAGGCCGTAGCAGTAACGCCGCGCCTATGTTGGGAATGTCGAAACCTTCCGATATTAAGTCGCAAGACGTGATAACGTGAATAGTCCCGTTCTCCAACCCCTTTAGCCGCCGTTCTTGTTCCTTTTCGTGAAGGTCCCCGTACACGGCTTCGGCAGGGATACCGGCGGCCCGGAAGGCTTCGGCTACTTCTTCCGACTTGTGTACAGACGTGCAAAAGGCTACGGCCGGTACGCCGGGGGCGAAGCGCTCGTAAGCTGCTATAACGTCCTTAATGTTAATAGCATTGTTTACCGCTTCTTCGACTTCGCGCGTATTGTAGTCCCCGTTACTTTGCAAGTGAACGCTAGCTAAATCTAGCATACGAGCCGGGGCGAATACTTCGGATGGGACCAAGAAGCCGCCTGACGTTAGTTCGCCTATTTGCGGACCCATTACGAGCGTATCGAATAAGCCGCCTTCGTGTTGCGCGCCTAATCCTTGGTTATCCGTCCGAATGGGCGTAGCCGTTACGCCAATGGTAAGCGTCTTCGGGGCCGGCCATGCGTTGCTAATCTTACGCCAAGTACCGGCGGTTCCGTGGTGGGCTTCGTCGTAAATTAAGAAGCGCGGGTAGATACCTGCCGCCGCTAGTTCTTCTACTCGATTAGCCAGGGTTTGAACGCTAGCAACCTGTACGAGCGCGTTATAATTTGGCTTCGCGTCCGGGTGTATAATGCTGTATTGTATGCCGAAGTCAGCTAGCGCCCGGCAAGCCTGCTTAATGAGCCGGAACCTATGGGCAACAATAACAGTACGCAAACCCTTGGCAGCCGCGCCGGCAGCCAGGAACGAAAATATAACCGTCTTACCCGCGCCTGTAGGAGCTACGGCAAGGGGGGCCGTCTTCTTGAATTTGGCGAACGCTTCCCAAATTCCCTTAACTATATCCGATTGGTAGGGGCGTAGCTCAATCATTATTAAGGCTGGCTAAATGTTGAGTAATGCGCGCTTGCGCTTTAGCAAATATTTCGGGGTCCTTTTCCATGCCGCACCAACGCCGGCCGGTATTAATTGCGGCTATAGCAGTAGTACCCGACCCTATGCAGTTGTCTAATACCATTTCCCCCGGTAGTGTGTAGGTCTTAATTAAGTACTCGAATAGGGCAACGGGTTTTTGGGTAGGGTGGATTCTACCAACTGTACCGCGTTCGTCTGCCGGAATACTAAGTAAGTTTCGGGGGTATTGTGTCCCGTTGCTAACGGTTGTTATTTCGTCTTTTTGCTTACCATAGTTTGCGGACTTGCCCCCTTTTGAAATAGCCTTATAAGCGTTCCCCTGAATCATTTGAGGATTATAAGGCGGCTGCCCGTTGCAAAAAACAAGAATAGACTCCGTAAATCTTAGTGGTTGTTTTTTCGCGTTTAAGTGTCCTGACCAACGATTTACTTTGTTCCAAACCCAATCATACTTATATAAATCGAGCTTAGAGCAAGTTAAAATAGAAGTGAATGGTTGGGCTGCCGTAAGAACAATAGCGCCGCCGGGTTTAATTACACGCTCGTACTCACTCCAAAGGGAAGGCAGGTCTATAATACTATCCCATTTATTTTGAGTAGTGCCGTAAGGCAAGTCGCATAGAATCATATCGACTTGTCCGGCCGGTATCTTTTTCATTAATTCTAGGCATTCCCCTAAAAATATTTTTCCGGTTGGCTTCATATAACCGGCGGCGTTACGGGGGCCTTGGCTTCGATAGCCTTTAATAGCTTTTCCAAAATGAGGAACGAGCGCGGCGGGCTGTCCTTCCAATTCTGTACCGTGTTGCGGGGTATGTCCGCTTCGGTGCAAATGTCAGACAACGAGCAACCTACGGCGCGCGCGGCTGCCGATAGCTCGTTGTACAAGGTATGAGGGTTAAACGGGGCCAAGATTAAACGGGGCTTTAGTGGGCTACAAACATACAGCAAGAAGCGGCTAATACAAAAATTTTTGTATGCAGTACCCAAATTCTTGTAAATGTCAAAACCTGTACTACTTTTGCGGCACACTATTCACCCTTCAACCAATGGAGCTTCTACAGCTAACCAATGAGGAATATCACGCCGATACTTCCCGTATTTCTAATTCCGGGCTTGCCGTTGTCGGCAGGTCCCCGGCTCACTACTTCGCCAAGTACCTAGCCCCGGACCGGCAGCCGACAAAAGAGACGCCGGCTCTAATCATGGGTAGCGCGGTACATTGCGCTATCTTGGAACCGGACCAATTTAACGCCCGGTATTGCGGGGCCTTCCAAGGTGAGCGCCGCACAAACGAAGGGAAGGCCGCCTACGCTAAATTCCGCGAAGACAATAGCGGCCGTATTGAGTTGGACCAAGACCAATTCGATACCATTACCGGCATTACGAAGGCCGTTCGCGGCCATGCCGTAGCCAACCGCCTACTAGACTTAGCCGCCGGCCAAGTCGAAGGCGTGTTACACTTCGACAAGGTTGCTCACTTGGAACAAGGCCCCGTAGCTGTAGCTTGTAAAATTCGTATGGACTACCTACGAAATAGCAACGAGTTTATAGCGGACATTAAGACAACCGAAGACGCTAGCCCTTCGGAGTTCGCCCGGTCCGTAGTGAAGTACGGCTACCATAGACAAGCCGCCTTCTACTTGGACGCCTTCGCTTACTTGGGTATCGAGCCGCCGAAGCGGTTTGTATTCGTAGCCGTCGAGAAGTCCCCGCCGTATGCCTTGGCCGTGTATTACCTGCCTACGGAAGCTATCGAAATTGGCCGGGGTATCTACGAAGAAAACTTGGCCGCTTACGCCAAGGCCGTAGTAACCGGCGTATGGGAAGGCTACCCGCAAAAGCCGCAAGCCCTAACCTTGCCCGCTTGGGCGCTCAATAAGTAATTTTTACCCTTCTTTTTTCTTAAAATGTCAGACCAAAACCAAGCGCTAGCAGTACAGACCGGCGGCCTTTTTACGGTAGCCCCTTCGTCCATTTTTGACAACTTGGACAAGCTGTCGCAATACCGCGAAATGGCTACCGCCCTAGCCGCTTCGTCCTTCATTCCCGAAGCCTTCCAAAAGAAGCCGGACGAATGCCTAATAGCGCTCGAATACGCGGCTAACTTAGGTATGCGTCCGCTTATGGTAATGCAGAACCTACACGTAGTAAAAGGTAAGCCGTCTTGGGACGGTAAATTTATCGGCTCCGTTATTAAGGCTTGCGGCCGTTTCCGTAACGTCCGCTACGACATGGGCCAAAACGGCGTAGTAGCGAAGGCTTGGGTACAAGGGGCCTACGACCCCGCCGGGCGCAATGTCGAGAACGTACCTAACCTTACTTGCGCGCTCGTTGCTACGGACGTGGTAACCGGCGAAGAAGTACGCGGCACTACGGTTAGTATTCAAATGGCCGTTTCCGAAGGTTGGTACGGGGGCAAGGGCAGCAAATGGCCTAATATGCCGGAACAAATGTTGCAGTACCGGGCGGCTTCGTTCTTCGGCCGGATTCACGTACAGGATATTCTTTTGGGTATGCACACGGCCGAAGAATCCTACGAAATTGCCCAACAAGAAGCCGGGACCGGAGCCGTTGAAATTATGGAAGGCGTAACCGGAGACGCGCCCAAGGGCCGGCAACGCCGGCAAGCTGTAGCCGCGCCTACGGTAGAAATTACCGGACCGACCCTAGTTCGTAACGAAGCTGTAGTACAGACCCAAGACGGACCGATAACAGTTTATAGCGATACGCCGCCAATGGTTCCGGCTCCGGTAGCCGAAGCTATTACGCCGCCTGTAGCAGCCGCGCCGGCCCCGGCAGTAGTTCAGCCCGCGCCGGCTGCCGCCGCGCCCGTACAGCCCGCGCCTGTGGCTACGCCGGCCGCTTTTGTGATTCAGCCCCGGCATATTGCCGTTTTGCTGAAAATCCAAAAGGACCCGCTAGCCGTCAATTTGTCGGAAGAAGAACGTAAGGCTATTAAAGAGTTCGGCAACGCCTACCCGGACTTCGTGAAGCTGCCGCAACGCATGGGCAGCAAAACGGAGCTTACTATTAGCCCCGAAGGTTTGGAGTTCTTAGGCTCCGACCCGGCCGCCGTAGCCGCTTACGACGAACTAAACGCCGGTAGCCAGGACCCCGGAGACATGGGCGAACCGCCCGTAGCTGAATCGGCGCAAATGACTAACGAGCCGGACCCCGCCGCTACTGCTACTATGCAAGTGCTACGGGACCCGCAACCTACGCCCCAAGAAATACGAGACGCTAAGCAGGCCGAACAATACCCCGCTACGCCGGCCCCGGCTCCGGCCGCCGCGCGTATGCTAGGCCCGGACAGCCAAGGCGCTTACCATGCTGCCGGCAGCCAAGGCGCGTTCGCCGCTTGGCCCCCAAGCGGGGACCCGGAGCAATACAAGCGCGATAACGCCCCGGCCGGCTCGACTGCCGGAGCCGCGCCCGAAGGGGACAGCGTATCGGACTTGTTCGACTTGCCCATGTAGGCACTAGCAGCCACAACAAAAAAGCCCCGCCGAATTGGCGGGGCTTTTTTCGTGTCGAGCTACAACGCTTTTTCAGGCGCGGCCGGCTTAACCGGCGGTACGCGGTAGGGGGCCGGAATGCCTAGGGCCTTACGAGCCTGTACGAAGCGGGCTTGCCGGTCTGCTAACCCATTCGTACCGCCGTTAATGGCCTTCGTAACGCGGATAAATACGGCTTGGTCCAAGCCAGTATTAGCGCCCCGGTCCTTATCTACTACCGTGTTCAGGTTGCGGCTAGCCCAATACCAACCGGCAGATAGGGCAGCGTTTAGCGGAAACTCTAATAGCTCCGGGTGGGCTTCTAAATCTACGCCTAGCGCCTTCCCGCAAGCCTTGTAATTAGCGCGGCCGGTAATTTGGATAAGACCCCGGCCCCGGAACCTTACGCCGTCTCCGACGTGAGTATTGCCAAGGTCCGCGCGGCCTTCGTAGGCTGCCCCCGAAGCAATTTCGCGGACGTACTTAAACGACCCGGATTCGTGCCCAAGTTGAGCCAAGAAGTAGGCTACCCGAAGCGGGGTCTTACCTATTTCGTACTTGGTTAGCGTCTGGTTAATAGCGTCCAAGAACTTGGCCGCAAGCTCCGGGGTACAGCCAATAACGGCCGCCTGTAGCTGTTGTACGGTTAATTGCATTTTTTTCTTTATTAATTAGAAACTCGTTGGCGAAATACTAAGGTATAGTAAGGGGGGCGGTTTTCGTGCGATTCGTTACCGCCAATTTGCGGAATAGGTGCAGTACGTGATAAATTAGGCTCGCTAGAAGAATCATCCGTAGCGCTATTAAGCGTAATATGGCCGTCCTTATAAGCGTAGACAGCGTTAGGATTCCCGCCGTTTAGATTAAGACTTGGTAGTTGGGCAACGGTAAGCGCCACCTTTTCAACGCCGCCGGCCGCGCCGGGCGAAGGGTAGTCGAGCGAAGCGGTATCCATACCTACCGGGAATCGGCCGCGCATATCGGCCGTACCATTTTGCCCATTACACAAGGCCCAATGTTGAGCCGGCGTATTAGGCTTACCCAGTCCCGTAGTATCGTAGTCGGCAGCATTGTAAGCCGGGGCGGCCAAGTACTGTACTTCGCCTATAGGGTGTACCGTGTCTAATTGGTCCTGTAGCTTTTCGCATAGGTCCAAAAGGAACGCGGTACGGTTCGCCAATTCTTGCGCCTGCCGGTTAGAAATGCCAGTAGGCAGCAAGCCGCCCAATACCTTGTCGGTTGTTTCGAGTTGGTAAATATTCTGTACCCATTGTACAGCGTCTTGTAGTACTCCCATGTTAAGGCCGGCGGCTAGTTGTAGGTGAGGGTTAATAGCTGGCAACGCGCCGGCTTAAATTCTTCGATAACGTCCCGTAGGTTTTGGTCTTCGTCAAAGCTGACAGCCGGCGCGCCGTGAAGGTGTACTATTATGCTGAATAGCGCCCAAGCCCCGCCGCCGTATTGGGTAGCTCCGTCGTAGCTTATCGTACCGTCGTAGTAGATAACTGCCCCGCCGGCTGCCCCTTCCAATATCGTAATATCCGGGTAGCCTAGGGCGTCGAACGCCTGCCGTATGGACCAAGGCGTACCCTTCTTTCGGTACAGCGCGATAACCCGGCCCAAGAAGGCGCGGGTTTGTTGCTCCGTCTTCACGAAGCGCGCTATATCGTACAACTCTGCATAAATCGGCAGTAGTTGAGCCGGGACCGTATCGAAGTTAGAAAAGAGTAGGCCCGTTAAATCTACCGCCCCTACTTGCTTTTCGATAACATTAGCGTAGGTAGCCAGGGCAGTAGAACGGAGCGCGCTAGCGATAATTTCGCTTACCTTGTTGTTAGCCATGATTGAAGCCGATAACGTTTACCGTAATGCTGTTACATATCGCTACTTCGTCTTCGGCTACAACGAGCGTAGCGGCCGGCGTAATAACATTCGCGCGGTAGGTTCCGGCCGTCATAGCCAGCGCGGACAGCTTTTCGCGTACAACGTCCCGGCCTAGGCCCGAAGCTCGATTGTCGGTATAAGGCTTTAGCGCCTTAATTGCGGCAGCTTTTTCGGCGTTAGCGTCCGTTTTTAAATACAACTCCAATTCTACTTTTAGGTCGTAGTATTTTACGCCCGGCGCGGCAGCTATTGGACTGTCGCACATAGGCCGTATATCTTCCGGGGACAATATGGCTTCGACGGCCGCCAAAATGGTAGGCCCCGGAACGCCGCCCGGTACAAGAATATAAGTAGTTACTTCGCCCGGAGCCGTCGTAATGGCCCGCGCGTCAATTATAGAAGGGTGGGCAGTTTTGGCGAAGAACTCGTAAGCCTTGGCCGGGCCGGCTACACTAAACGAGTTTGGGGCGTCCTGTATCCGGGCGCGTAGTTGTTCGTCGTTTTCGCCGTCTGTACCGCCTTCGGGGGTCGTAGCCGTGAAGCCTACGACGTAAGATTGGGGGTCCAATATTACCGTAGGTACTTGGTTGTTACCGGCGTCTCCCAAGGTCGTACAAACCGCTTCGACGGTAACCGGCGTACTGCCGTCGTAGCCGGCGGGTAGGGTAAGGTCCGTAACCGTCTCGAATACTAGTTGGCCGTCTTGCGTCGAAACGCGCGTAGCTGCCGGAATAACGAGCGCCGAAGGATTGTTACCGCCTGTACTGAACGACAGGACCGTAGCCGCGCCGTTGGCCGGCAGGCGGGTAACGCCTACGAACAAGCCCAAGTAGTCCAACATGGGCGCGGACGCGAACGGTACGAGCGAATTACGTATAGCTTCGTCGGCTTGCTCACGAAATAAATACAAGTGCCAAGCCAGTACGTTAAGTACTAGCATATCCGACTGTCCGGGCTGAATGGGCCGGCCGGTTTGCGCTATAAAGTCAGCTACAACCGAAGCCAGTACGGCGGCCGGAGTAAGCCCGAATATTTTAAGGTCGTTACGGTCTATCATGCAAGGGCAAAGCTAACAGTTTGGGCGGGGGCGGCAGAATTAGCGGCGTACTGCCAAACTATTTCTATGTCCAAAACGCCGATTTTACGCGAAGTTACGTCTACTCGCACTACCTTAATTCGCTTTTCCCAAGTAGCTAGCGCCGCCGTAACCCGCGCCCGGAGTAGCGGCCCGGATTGAAGTAGCGGCAGGTCCAAACAAGGCAAGAAGTTGCAACCAAATTCGGGGCGTAGCGGGTCGCTGCCGGGTATGGTTTTGCAAATAAGTTTTATTGTCTGGTTTACTTCGTCTTCGTCCGTTACTACTCCGGCCGTGTTATGGATATACAGGGACCAATTAGAAGTACCAAAAACGGTATTAGGAATAGCGGCCCCGGCGGCGGCTATAAAGTCGAGAATTGTTAGGACTGCCATAGCTTAATCTTGGGTAAATTTCTCAATCCGCAAAGCTAATTCCGTAGCCGTCTTTATATCGTTGGGCTGTAGTACGGTAGTCTTCGGGCCGGTTACTACGTGATTATGCAGTAACAAAAACTGCCCAATGTCTTTTAGCAGCTTGTGTAATGTTTCGTCCCCTACGGTAATGCCGATAGGCCCCGTACTCGTTAGCTTCATTCGGCCGCCTGCCTTGGCTTCGATATTGCCCGAAGCCGTTTCTACGCTAACGCTCGACTTGGACCAAAGGGAGAAGGCCCCGGCCGCCGCGCGCTTAATCTTAGCCAGGAACACGGCCGCGCCGTCCTGTACGAGTTTAAGCGCGTACACGCCAAGCCCGGAGTTATCCGGGTCCGGCGTGTCTTCGTTGCTATAGATGCTGCCTAGGACTACCCCGGCGTTGCAATGCTTATCGAGTATTACCGCTACTTGTTCGTCTATGTCCGGCAGTACGTAACTTTTGTTCGTCTTCGTACCGAAGGGCGTACAGATGGGCAGCCAATCGGTAGGTAAGTCGTCCCGGTCCGGTAGCGTTACCCGGACCTTGCCCGCGTCCGCATCTACAGCGCTAACAATACCATGCGTAAATATCATTTCTTGCGGGGCGTAGGGCGGGGCTTTTGAACTACAGCCGGCTTTACCCGGCTTGCTGGCTTCACTACCGGAGCCGGAGCAATGGCCGGCGCTAGCGTTAGCTTGCCGTCCTGAACGAGAAAAACCGCCTTTACCATTTGGGTAGTGTCGGCAGTATGCGAAGACCCTTCGGGCCGTAGCGTAAGTTCTTTTGTTACGCGCGGGCTACAGCCAACAAGGCCGGCAGCCAGTAGAATAAAAGTCTTCATTTGCTTACTCGTTTACCGTTAAAAGAAGTTTCGTAGCCCGTACCCCGGCCTACCCTATGCGTACTTGTTTCGACGTAGTACAGGCCACCGACGCGGCCAAATTCAGCCGACAGACGAACGACTACGCCGGCTACTATTTCGGGCCTGCCTTCCAAGGTAATACTACACTCCGTCGAACGCCGGTTGGCCCAATGTAGCGCGGCCTTGGCTTGCGCTGTCGCTTGGGTTTGGTTTTCGCTCTTACGCCGTACTATGAGCGTGTCCCCGGACGTATCGGACGTACCGGCCGCGTGTCGGGCCTTAATCGTTCGACGGTGTTTCGGGTTATGGTAGCGGAGTTCTGCCCCTTCGTAGGTATCTGTCCGCTTGTCAATAAACGAGTAAGACACTATGTCGGCTTCGTTCAGTGTTACAACCGGGTTAGACCCTTCTAAAGAATATATGTCGGTAAATACTAATTGTTTGCCGCGCAAGCTAAAGACGTAGCCGTATTCTTTGGCTAGCTTCTTTAAAAATTTTAAGTCCCTGCTTTGCGATTGGGTACAGCGTTCGATAGTTACCGGGCGAATGTTGCCGACAATGGTTAAGCCGTGTTGCTTGGCGAAGTGTCCGGCTATTTGCCCTAGGGTTTGGTTCTCGAATGCTTTGCTACGCTTCGTCCGAACCGACTTCGTAAGGCCGGCGGCTAGGCCACGTATCGAGACTACCGAAGGCGGCCCGGTTTGGGCCACTTCGTCTACCTCAAATTCTCCGCAACTTAGCAGCTTGCCGGGCCAGCCAATACGCGCCACAAGTGTAGCGCCCTTGTCAGGATACCAGCCGCGACGCCAATTCCCGTTACTGTCTTCTATTTCTATTTCGAGTTCGTCCGCCTCGCCGGCCGTCTTGTCGGTATAGGTAATAGAAAGCAGTTGGGCCGCAAGGGGGCCGGAAATTATTTTACCGTTGTAGGATACCGCAAAAGCGGCAGCCGGGGCAGCTTCCCGCCCCGGCTCCGGTTGCTCGACATAAAACGTATGAGTAGTTAGCGCTTCCAAGGGGGCAGTAGTTCAGGGTCCAATAAATCGGTGCCGGCCAATACCGGAACGCGCAAAACTACGCCGGCCGGAAAGTCTGCCGGTATGCCGGCTTCACGGTTAGACGCGATTAACAAGGGTACTTGTTGAACGTCTCCGTAAGCTTTAAAAGCTACCGTATCCCAACGGTCCCCGGCTTCTGTAGTGTAATTTACGTAGCCTAGTCGAGTTGCCATTTTCGTATTATATTTGTGAGCTTTTTCATTGCGACGGACTGACTACTACCCCGCCTACTGCGAATAGGCGGGGTTTTTATTTACAAGATTTTGCGTCCTACTGCCGCGCTCGTTGCGAACGGCATAGCGGCTTTTGTGATTCTATTTTGCTCCGATTGTATGTCGGCAGCCGTAAGCGCAGCCCCGGCGTAGTCCCCGCCGGCCGCTTGGCCCCGAAGAACCATAGCTAAGCCCGGCAGCGTTGCCGACCCCGCGCCGGAGCCGCCCGACAGTGCAAAAAGAAAGTTGGCGCTAGCCGTGTTCGGCGTACCACTAGCGCCCCCCAAGTAGCCCACAAGGGCCGCGTACTGATTCGTAAGGCCGCCGGCTTCCCGCGCTACGTCCTGTAGCAAGTAGGCCCGTTGCGCGGGGTTGGCTGCCGCCCGGCGCGCGCTGTCGGCAAGCCGGCTTACTGTCCCGGCCATTTGCGTAAGCCGGGCAAAGGTCTGCCCTTCGCGGCCGGCGCTCGTTGGCGCGGCCGTCGTTATGGTTTGGACCGGGGCCGGCGTACCGTCCGGCAGCGTGTCGGAGCCGGGCACTTTTTGCGAATCCGGTAGCGGTACTTCCGGGAAGGGAATAGCAACGAGCGCCGAAGCGAAGCCGACAATTTGAGCCGCCCGGCGCGCGGCTGCCGCGCGGTCTTGGTAGTAGTATTCGCGTAGCTCGATACCAACCGAAGCAAGCAAAATAGTACCGTCCGAATTGCCCTTTTCTATCCGGGTGTTAATCGTTGTTATTAAGAAGTCCCCGTAGTACCGGCCGCCCCGCGAAAACAGCGAAAGGATATACCCGACTACCCTTTGGTTTTCGAGTATATCCAATTCGTCTTCGGGTATGCAGTAGGCGTTATGTAGCCGTATCGAGACGCTAACCGTATCGAGTAAGTCCCCTACGCGCTGTAGCGCCGGCTTCGCGCCGATTAGCGCGTGTTCCGCGTAGGCCGATTGTTTAGACTGGTCTAACGTCTCGAAACCTATAGCGCCGTCGTAAATTCTTTCGCCTAATTGGAACATGGTTTAGAGTTTAGCGGCGTCCTTACGCCGGGCCTTTTCGTCTACTATTTTACCTATTTCGCCCTTGTGTTGCTGTAGCAAGCGCTTAAATTCCCGCGTATCATTTGCCGAAGTACCCGGCGGCAGGTTCACGGTTAGCGGGGCGTGTACAGTTGTCGAGCTACCGCCGCCCGACCCCGTAGGCGCAAGTACGCCGGTAGCCGATTCGGTTTCCCGGCCGCGCGCCGCGCCCGACACGCGCAACATGGGCGCGGCCGAAGTCGAGCGCCCCGCCGCGCGTAAGCCGGGGTTATCTACTGCCCCGGTAGCCGTTTGGGCCAAGCCGCGCCGCGCGGCTGCCGCGTTGGCGAAGTCTGCCGAATTGTTAGCCATATTCCGCGCGCCGGCAGCTATCGAGCCGCCAAGGTTGCTTATCCAATTACCTGTAGCCTTTAGCCAATCCGGCATTTTAATACCGGCTATAGCTGACTTAATCCAAGTAATAGCAGAGCGTACCCAAGTAAACTTCGTAGTGAAGCTGTCCCATAGGCGGCCAACGTAGAACGCTACCGTATTCCATGTACCTACGGCTACGTTTTTAATTGTCTGCCAAGTGTTGAGTAGTACAGGTTTGATACTAGCCCAATTCTTGTAGATAACATACCCTAGGGCTACGACGGCAGTAATAGCCAAGGCTACGGGCCAACTGATACCCAAGATAGCCGCACCGATACCGCGCGCGGCCGTAGCTATCCAAGGCAGTACGCGGCCCGCTACGCTGCCCATGCTGGCAAGCCGGCCCCCGAAACCGTACACGGCTTCGCCCAACTTAGGGAAGCGCTCGTACAGCTTAAAAGTAGCTTCAAACCCCCGGTTACGTAGACCGGCCGCAACGCTGCCCAAGCGGCCCGCTATTTTTAGCCCGCTGAACACGTCCCAAGCCTTCGCTACGCCCCCTACGGCAGTAGACACGCCCGACACTGCGAACGACAGCGCGGACGCCGCTACAGCGCCTTTTACTATTTGGGCAGTTAGCTCCGGGTTCTTGGCTATCCATGCGCCAACCTGCCGAACAATCGGTAGTAGCTCTTTTGCTACCGACATAATAGCCGGTAGCAGGTTCGTACCCAAGTCTACAGCCAGTACGCCGGCTTCGGCTTTTAAGCGCCGGAGTTGGCCGCCTGTAGTGCTGTTTTTATTGTCGAACTCTTTTTGTACGGAGTTCTCGTAATTTTTTGGCTTGGCTACTAGCTTCATGTTTTCGTCTAGCTTGCCGTATGACTTCGCCAACTGGCTAATACTCGTTCCGTATTCGCCCATACGGAGAAAGTAGTTTAGTTGCGCGTCCGGGCTTTTAATATTGGCCCCGGTTTTTAGTACTGCCATAAGACCCGCCGCGCCCCGGCCGGCTGCCTTATAGGTAGCTAACATATCTTCGTTTTTCGGCAGGTACAGCGCCTTTTGGAAACGCTGCATAATCGTACCCGCTTCTTCGCCGCTTTTGCCCATGCTGATAAGCGCGCTACCGAATACGGCAGCTTGGGGCGCGGCTAGCTTCAACGAGCGCGCTACGGACGCGCCCCCTTGGGCCATATAGGTAAGAATTTGGGCGGCCGTCGAAGCGTCGTTATCCGAAATGTAGTTAATAGCGTCTGCCGCGTTTTTAGCTACTGCATTCGAGACGCCCAAGGCGTTACGCATTTTTACAAAGTAGTCCCCGGCGTCCTTAGCGGCTAGGTCGTAAGCTATGCCGATTTTGCCGGCTACGCGCTCCATTTCGTTAAGGTCCTTCGTAGCTACGCCGCCCGAAGCTAGCGAAGCCATAAGGTCGGCCGATTCGCTAGCAGCTATACCCAATTCGGCGGCCGTCCCCTTGGCGGCAGTGCTTAGCGTTTTCAGACCTGCCGACCCTACTTCGTAGCCCTTGCCGGCTACTTTCGAGACGCCGGCCATAGCGTCTTCAAACTTAATCGCTTGGTTAGCTCCGTAGGCAAGGGGGGCAGCAATAAGGCCGCCAACTACGGCGGCCTTTTTACCTATGTCAAAAGCTGACTTGGAAATTTTAGACGCCGTACTAGCTGCCTTAGCGGCCATTCTGTCGAAGGCTACATTAAGTACCCGGCTGCCGTTATCGAGTGCGGCAAGTTCTACGGTTACCTTTAGATTTTCGGCCATAGTACGGCGTCTAAAATGTTAAGAATCTTTCGGATACATGGCCTTCATTAATCCGTTAGCTTCGTTGTACCAAATATAAATCTCGTAAAGGGTCATATCCTGAACTTCGCCTAACGAAGTGCTGAATATGTGGGATACGTACCCAATCATACGTAACCCAATTACCCGTTTTTTATGTTATGCCGGCCGATAATTTGCGAAGCGTCCCGTAGCGGTAGGTCGTACAGGTCTTCGATAGTAATAGGCTTACCGTCGATACGAGTAACGAGCGCGGCTAAGCAGTCGGAAAAGTTTTCGCCGTCTTCGTTCATAATCTGCCGGGCCTTGGGGATAAGGCGGCCGGTCCCGGTCCCTACGTAGGCCCAACGGCCGTCCTGTAGTTTGATATAATCCGGGTCTTTTGCGCGGGCTTCTTCGTCTACAGCTTGCGGAATAGTAGCGCCCGCCCGAAGGTTACCGGGGCCGAAAGAAGGGCCGGCAAAATCCGGGTTAATGTCCTGCCCTTGGCCGGGCGCGGCAGTCATTGCCGGAGCGCTCGAATTAACGTTGCCCGTCCGCTTTGCCAGCATGACGCGGGTAAATTCCTCAAACGATACACCGTCTTGTTGAGCCTTCGGCCAAGCCGACATTTCTTCCGGGGTTAGTTGTCCCATGATTGTTTTTGTTGAAGGGTGAAAATGGTTAGGGCACAAAAGTAAGAAGCCGCCGGTATATTACTACCGGCGGCTTCTTAATGTCTCGATTTTAGTTCCTAAGCGCCCAAGTTCAGGCGGTAAGTAGCTAATACGTCTTGCGCGTCTACTTTGTAGATATTCGCTAGTACGTCTATTTCGAGTACCGGACGGCCGCCAATTTCAAAGCGGACAGCCAGGGCGTTAAACTTGGTTTCGAGTTCGACGTTATCATGTTGCTTAAAGTTGCCCAAAGAAGGGTCCTTAAACGTGCCGCGCATGAATACGACGCCGGGAATTTCGCCGGTCCGGCCAAGCGAAGAATATTCTTCGATAGAGCAACGTAGTTGAAGCTCCTTTACCGCGAACGGGTTACCGGAAGCCTTCATAGCGTCCGCGTAGTAGGAGTTCCATTTAATAGTTGCTTCCATCTTATCCAAGCCGGCCGGTAGCTCGAATTTGCCGAACAAGCCTAGCGCGGCGTGTTCTGACATGATAGTTTTAAGTTGGGGTAGCATTACTTCGGCTACCTTGCCTAGCATACTCGTACCGTCTATGTACAGGTTACCGTTAGTTACACGGTGAACGCCAATTGAAGCCATAGTTTAGAAGTTGGTTTTTAGAAGGTGAGAAGAAAATTAACCTTGGGCCGTTACCAACTTCCGAAGCAACGAAATATCTAGCAGCGCTTCAAACCCTACGCGCTCCATAGCAGGCGGCGGGCAAATAACGTAGGTGAAGACCGGGTTACCGGCTGCTAGTTGGGCTACCGGGTTCTTCTCCGGCAAGAAGTCAATAGTAAAATCTATCGTAGCCCCGCGCTGTACGAGTGAGCTACCGAAGCCAGCTACGCCGCCTTTTACCGCGTCAATCGTAGCCAGATTTAGCGGCAGGTCCAAGTAAGGCAACATATTGAGTTCAATAGTACGCTCGATAACGTCGGCAGTCCGGCGTACTGACAAGAACGACTTAATACTAGTCGAAGTAGGGAACGACGCCGAACGGTTACCGAAGGTCCGGTAGCCCGTACCGTAGCCGGCGAAGTAGGTAATAATACCGGCCGCGTTCAATAGCTGAACGTCCGTAGTCGGGTCGTTAATGGCTGCCGACAACTGCACTTCGGCCCCGGTTACGCCTGGCATTGCCTTATTACTTGCGCTGTACCAATACCCTAGGCTAAGGTCCGTACCGGACATTACGCCGCAAAAAATGGCTGAAAAAGGTACTAATTTTTTCGGCTCCAAATTACCCGGAGAAGGGGGCGTAGCAGGGTCCGGGCGCTGCATATACGGGTAGCATAGGCCGGCGCGCTCCGAAGTCGTACCGAAGCCGCCAAGGGGGGCAGACGGACGGCGGCCGGCAAGTACGGCCGATTGGGTAGCGCCAAAGGGCGCGTCGAGCAAAAAGCAGCCGCTATACTTATCGGCCAACACTTCCAACCGGGCGGCTACGCTGGCAATAGCAGAGTAGGCCGGAGCTACCAAAATTTGCGGGTCGAAGCCGTAGGTACTCCGGGCTAACTCGAATTGGTACGAGCCGGTCCGGGCGTTCGTAACAGCATCTACCGCGCCGATAAGTTGGGCCGGGGTAACCGTCGAAGCGTCGAACTTGGTATAGGCTACTTGCAGCTTCGCGCCGTCCGGGTAACCGCCTGCCGTTAAACGGTTTACGACAGTAATAACGCCGTAAGCGTTTACGTTGTAGTCAGTACCGCGAACAAGTGTAACCGTACCGGCTTCGTTTTGCACTACCAAACCCGACAACGGCGCGGCAGCTAGTACCGCTTTCCCGCCCGAAATAGTAACGAGTTCACCCGTTACACCTACGGTATTTACTTCTTCGTCGAAGACGTTAATAACGAGAACAACGCCGCCCCCGGCGTCGAAGTGAGCCGCCAAAGTTTCGGGAATGTTGAAGCCGGGCACTTCGGCCCCAAACGTAGCTACCGCGTCTTGCGGGGTCGTAATGAGCGTAAGCGCGTTTACCGGGCCAATGGGCGCAACGCCTATTAAGCCGACAACGCTACTTAGTACTACAGTAAACGGACGGCCGGCTACGTCTACTTCTTTCGTCTCCGACCCGTGAAGGAATGTTGGCATTATGAAAAATTAAAAGGTGAATAATTGATTTAAGCCCCTTAGCGGGGTCGGGAAGTTTTCGACGTGGCTTCGGGCGTCGAAGATGCTTCGGGGGTCGTAGGCGCGGCCGGGGCAGCTTCTACGGACGCCGGAGCTTCGGCGGGGCCGGCGGCTTCTTGGGGGGCCGGGGCAATGTCTTCGACGGTAGCCAGGTTACGAGCTACCAAGCCTTGGGTATAAGGCGTAGCCGGAGCCGTGAAGGATTTACCGGGGCCTACAACGTAGTCCCGGTTATCGAGTGCGAAGCGCAATACTTGGGCGCTCGTATTGGTGTACTTCTTATTTACCGGGTCCATAGTTGCCAGGAAGTTGAATTGGTGAGGTTTGAACGGTTCCGTTAATTTCCGCAAGCGCAAAGCTAACAGACGTTAAGGCACTTTCGGCGCTACTGTATCGAGCAACAAGAACGGTAGAAGTAGCTACACTAAGCACGTAGCGCCAAGTACCGCGTTCCTCAAAACCGTCTAATTGCTGCCCGGTAAACCAGAGCGCCCGCGCGCCGGGGAACGGCACTTGTCCAAGCAAGAAGTAGCGGACAGCTTCAATTACTTGGTAAACGCCCTTGGAATTGGACCGGCCGCGCGCCTGTATCACAATGTCCGCGTTTAGTACTTCGGTTTGGGCGGCAGTAGCGCCAAGGCCCGCGTACATTATCTGCCCTTCGTTGCGGGCCGTTTCTCCGAAGTCGGATTGGCGGTAGGCTATCGTAACGCGCGCGCCGTCCTTCGGTATCGCGTCTTCTATGCCTGCTTTGTTCTCCGGCAGTACTTCGACTTGGGTTTGTATGATTAAGCCCACCGAAGCGAAGGCAGCTAACAAGCCCTTTATTCCTTCTTCTAATTGCTGCATTACCGGGACTTGCAGAACGACAGGACTAGGGGCCGGGGGTTGGGTTGGGAATGCTGGCTGCATAAGGAAGCGGCTCTAAAAGCATTAAGTAAGTGTCTCCGTCGAAGATTCTTTTAATTTCCGAACACAAGTAGCGGCGGTTTTCTACTTGGCGTACTATCGTTGCCGATTCGCCGGCCCGGACGTACTCGTACAGGCCGGGAAATTCGCCGGACTTATACCGGAATGTAGGTAGCTCCGAATTGTATTCCGCGCCGTCTGCGCGGCTTGCCGAAGGCGCTAGCATTTCCGGCCCGGTTGGATTCCGGTACAAGCCAAAACCGGCTACTTGGTTTTCTTCCCAAGTAGCCGGTTCGCCCATAACCGTTTCTACAATGCCGGCTGTAAGGACCTTGGCAGTGTTAAACAGGTTGGAAAAAAGCATACGCTTACGCCGCTGCCAGCTTCACGTTTACGGTAGCGTCGGCAGCGGCGGCCGGCGTAAAGGCGTAGCCAATCGTAGGCAACGAGCCGGCCACCGTAGCTACTTGGCCTAGGCCATTGTTAGCGGCGGCGTCCCAATACAGGCGCGTACCTTGCGTAATAGCCGCGCCGCCCTTGGCTACCGCGAAGACGCCCCGGAGCGCTACCGAAATAGTGTCCCCGGTATTGCCCGAAGTAGCGGCTACGCCAACGAGCGAACCGGCTACAACAACGCCGGAGCTAAGCGCCGGGCCGGTAAGAGTTACCGGCATTACGTTGCCTTCTTCAATCATATTCGTCATAAAAAGAGAAATTAAAGCCCATTCGGGCGGGTGAAAACTTAATGTAAACTATTGGGGGCCGGCCGGTTACGTCTCCGTACCAACCGGCCCCCGTTCGCTAGTGGTGCGTCAGGAACGCACCCGTTTTTATTGCGGTGCAGCCCCGCCGGGGTTCTTATACAAACCGCGATAATCTACCGGGGCAGTGCCTACGACGGTCCGGGCCTTCGTCTCGTAAGTATCGCGCTCGAAACCCCAACGTTCTTCGGTAAACAACTCCGGTTCGGCTTCCAAGAAGTCGAGTTCTACGGTATCTACTAGGGCCGGGTCGGCAGCCAGATACCAAGCGCGGTCGGTAATGCGGCTTTCTACAATAAGCGTATAGCGGCCTTGGAAAATGTTAATATCGGCCTGCTTTTGCGCCTTGTACAAGTCGCTTAGGAATTGGTCGGCTTCCGTCTCCATTTCGGGGCCTACAATCATAAAACGAGCCGACAGGTTAAGCGTAGCCGTTTTTTCGCCGGGGGCCTTTTGGGTACGGAGCGCCTTACGAGCGTCCGACATGGACTTAATCGTAAGGTTGGACGCCGCGCCTAGGTTACCGTGTTCAGTCGAGAAAAGGCGCTTACCGTCTGCCATAGTCGGGTTCCCGGTTAGGACGCCGTAAACTAAATCGGCCTGCAGGTTCTTCGACTTACGAGCTACAGCCGTAGGCAAGCGGTTAAAAGCGCCTAGGTCGTCATTAATGAGCGCTTCCCAAGAAATGGGAATGATAGTCCCATACTTGCCTAACTTGATAGTTTCGCCGCTTTCGCCTACCGCGTTGTAGGTGTATTCGCCGGATTCCTGAACCTTGGCGAAGTCCTTAACGAGTTCGGTAATACGGGCGCGGGTCGAAGTGCGGAAGTCCCGGAGCGTACCGCGCGTTATCCAAGGGTCGAAGGTTTGCGGGGCGGCAGCGTATTCGCGCTGTAGCGTCCGGCTAATCGTACTTGCCAGCAATAGCGGGAAGTCCGAAGTAGTCATTTCGCCCGAAGACCGTTCCAAGCCCATAGCTTGGTTATAAATACGGCGGCTCGACAGGCCGCGCGTATTCACGCCGCGAACTACCAAGTATTCTTCGGCTAGTCGGATTAACGACATACCCGTAAGCTGCCGGCCTTCGCTTACTTGGGCGTCTGTCAGGCCCAAACGAGCCGGCGTAGCGCCCGGCGTAGCCCGGAGCAATAGCGACGCTTCTACGGCGCGGCCAAACGATTCTAGGCGTTCGGCTTCGGCCCGGCCGTTTACTTGGGCGTTGCTGTTGGGGCCGCCGATACCGCGCGTAGTGTCCCCTTCAACGAAGGCGGTTTGGATAGCAGCGCGTACCGTGTCGAGCGAAGCGCCGTTTTCGATATAGGTACGGGCGAAAGTATCCGGCATATTAAACGCCCGTACAGCGTCTTGGATACCCAACACGCGCGAACGTTCGGCGGCGGCGGCGTTAGCAGGCGCGGCCGGGGCCGGGGCGGGTTCTGCCGGCGCGGCAGGGGCGGCCGGAGCCGGAGCCGGCGCGGCGGGTTGTGCGGCCGGGGCCGTAGTTGGTGCAGCCGCGCCCCCGTTGTCGGAAGCCCCGGCGGCGGCGTTGCGTTGGGCGCGAACTCCGTACTTCATAGGTATGGTAATAAGGTTAGTTGGGGGGCTAGAATCGGCAGCCCGGACGCCGGAATTATAATCGGCAGGAACCGGAACGAAAGAAATTTCCGTAGGGGTCCATTTAGTAGCGCGGTAGATAGGTACGGCGTTGGTGTTTACCGATTCTTCGCGGGTAAACTCCGATACGTCGTAACCTACTGAAATATTAGCAACAATGCCGGCGCGTATGTCTTCGCGCAGGCCCTTCAATTCGTCCCGGTTGGACATACGGAGCGTAGCGCGGGCTTCCGTCCCGGAGACGGTAGCGGAACCCGGTACAACAACGCCAAGGGTAACGGTTCCAACCGCGCCGTATCTATCATGGGAATCGAGTACGGGGCCGTTCGCATTAATCCGGGACAGGTCGCAATGCGCCGCGTCCATGCTTAATACTTCGTCGTAGTATTCGCCTTCGTAGTCGTTGTAGCGGTAGTTATACCGGCGTACCGGCGTTTCGGTAGCGAACACTACCGGAACGTGCAAATGGCCGTCTACTTCGGTAATTTCAGTTTGCCGAATGGCCGCCCGAATCCAATTCGCTTCGGTCTGAACGGCTACGCGCCCGCCGGTTTCGACTTGGTGAGCCGCAACCTGTAGCGCTTCGTTAATAGTTCGTTGGGTTCGTTGCATTGGAAATAATAGCTAGGCAAAAGTAGAACAAAAAATTACTTATTTAACGGGCGTCGTTTCTTTTGTTGGCGTTGCCGGCGCGTTTTCGTCTATCGGCTGCCCTACGTCCGTAAATATCCGGGGGTCCGAAGTAAGTTTTAGCTTCGCCTTGTCAGCTTCTTTCATGTCGGCAACAATAGCGGCCCGGAGTTCTTCGGGTACGTTTCCTAGGCTTAAAACGGCGTCCGACCAAGACATAAAGCCAGCTCGTACAGCTTCTTTTATGGCCTTAACTTCTTTTGCCGGGTCTACCATTGCGCGCGCCGGTACGGTCCATTTGGCCCCTACGCCTACTTCGTCCGTCTCACCTACCAAGAAGGCAGCCAGTACAAACCAATCCCAAATAGGGGTACAGAGTTGGACTATTAGCATTTCTTGCAACTCCGAAACGTAGGCCCCAAATTCTAGTCGAGCCATGCGCGCCGAAGAATAATTTACGTTGCTGTAGTCCCCGGTTAGTTGCTCGTAAGTAACCCCGTAGCCTACCGCTACGGCCTGTAGTACGGCCTTCACGTATTCGGCATAGCCCACAAGCGGCGGCGGCGTTACAGCCGTTACCGTACTGCCGGCCGGCACTTTCTCAATCATACCCGGCTCGATATGGGTTGGTATAGTGCCTTGGTTGGCGGCAGCCGTACCGGGCACTTCCGACCCTATGCCGGCGAACTCTGCCCCGGAGTAAATAACAGCATAGCAAGCCGCTATTTTCTGCCGGATTAGTTGGGCGTCTTCGTATTCGTCCAAGTCCCGGAGCCGTAGCATAGCCGACACGCCGAAGGGAATACCGCGTACCTGTCCGGGGCGCAATACTTCAAAAATATGCAACACGTCTTCGGCCGGAATGCGCTTCGACGTGCGGTCCCCCCATTGGACGTTTTCGCCGGGGTGCGAGCTAAAAAGCCAGTACGCTACGCGCCGGCCGTTCGTGTCAAATTCTACCCCTTGGATAATCCGGCCGCCGCCTTCGGCTAGTTGGTAGTCCCGGCCGGAATCTAAATAGTCCCCTTCCAAAACTTGGACCTGTAGCGGGTAGCCGCGCCCGTACTTCTTGGCTTCGGCCGGCGTAAGGCGCTTACGGAGTACGAGCGCTTCGCCGGATTCAGCTACGGCGCGCATTACGGCGCGCTCGATACCGTAGAAGTTGCGTTGGCCGTCGAAGTCGCAAGCCGGCGAATCGGCCCAACGATTCCAAGCCTTGTTTAGCCGCTTGGCCTTCCCTGCCGACAGGTCGGACGTAGCTTTAATACCGCCGCCTACGACATTCGAGCCGAAGACCTGTATAGCCTTCTTCGCGTAGGGATTGTTACGGCCTAGGTCCCGGCTCCGGTCCCGTAGCAGGCGCATAGCCGGGCGGTTCTCGTTGTTCACCCCGGCCGGCGTAGTACGCCAACCTTCGGTACGCCGGCCTAGGCCCGCGCCTTCGTAGCCGCGCTTCCCGCCAAGCTCACCTAAGAGCGTTTCGAGTTGTTCGGTAGCCGCGCGCGCCTTCATGCGCTCGAAACCGGCGCGCGGGGACAGCGCCCCTATTGCCTTGTCGAGAAAATTACTTTTCATAGTAGGCCCTTGCCAAATGACGGAAACGAGCGCCGGGGGGCGCTGTTAATATTTAGTTCCAACTCCATAAGCGCCAAGGTATCGCGCATAGCTTGCGGGGACTGAAATTGTACTTCTTGGTCCCCGTATCGGACGGAGCGCGCGCCCGAAGCTAACGCGGCTTTTAAGGCCGTGTATTGCTCCATTGTGTACCGGCCATTAGGCGCGGTAGGGGCCGGGTTAGGAATTGGGTTTGTAGGCTGCATAGGTGCAAATTAACGGCGCGGCCCCCAAAAGCTACCGCGCTTCGTGATATTGTTTGTTGGGCGGGTAGCTGCCGGGACCGGCGGCGGTGGTTCGGGCGCGGCTTCCGGTACAGCTACTAACTCGTTCAGGTCCGACAGTAATTCGACGGCAGCCACAGCCAAGCCGGCCGAAAATTCTTCGGGCGTACTCGACAGGGCCGGCGTAGCTGCTACCGCCTTCCGAATAGCCTTCCGTATGGGCGTTTCTCGTACCGGGGGCTTCTCGACTACTGCCGTACCCCGAAGCGTAGCCCATTGGGCCGGGCCTACTTGCTCTATACCGACAATTAGGGCGGCAGCCCGCGCGTACACGCGGGTATCGAGCGCTTCGTTACGTTCGTAGGTCTTGGTCCATTCGTACTTCCCGAAGCCGCGCGAATTAGGCTTATATACTTTCTTTTCGGCCGTTAGCATCTTGAAAAAATGTTGGTCGTACAGGGTCGGGAAATGACAATACCCGTAGGGCACTACGCCGGTATCGGCGTCAATTCGACGCTTTAGCCAGCCGTATAGCTCACCCTTCAAAACTGACACGCCAATATTAGTTAGCAAGACACTGCTACCGCGCTTGCCGTTTAGTCGTTTTTGGACAGCTTGGGGCGCGCTAATAGTAGTCATTTGGGTATCTTGGCCCTTAACAGGTATTACCCTGTCCGAAGGGTAGTTGGCCGCAAACTTGTACACTTCGCCGGCCAAATAACCCGTATCTACTGCCATAGCGCGAATGTTCATACGCGCGCCGTCTTGCCGGTAAAAAGGCGTATCGAGAAACGTAGCCAGGTCCTGCCAAACTTCGGGCTTCTCCGTGTCTCCCAATAGAATTTCGTAAGCCAGGGACCAAGATTCGTTCTTTTCGCCCCAACCAATTACTTGTACTTCTATCCGGTCCTTTTGTATATCTGTACCGGCAGTAATTACGCCTACGGCATTCGGAACGAGTTTTAGCCCGTTAAATTCTTCGCGCCTATCGTACAGTAATTGCCAATCCGGCGCTTCGCCTTCTTCTTCCCAAGTTTCGCCAAGAAACGTATTAATAAAAGTAATTAATAGCTCCGTATTGCCTTGGGCTTCTAACCATTCTTTTACTATTGATTGCCATTTTTGAAAAGGCGAATACAAAGAATTGATATGATACCCTACGGCTTCGTCCGAAGCGTTTTCCGGCTTGGTTATTCTCCATTTGCCGTGTTTTAACATTACTTCTTTATCGTATTCGTGTATATGTCCTTTGCAGTCGATACACTCGTAATACGCGGTCTTATGCTTCTTATTATCCGGTACGTCCTTATCCCATTTAATTTGTCCCCAAACTAATTTTTGATAGCTGCCGCAATGCGGACAGGGAACAAAATAAAAACGTTGGTCGGAGTTATCGAACTCTTTTTCTATTGCGCTCCGGCCTTTAATCTTGGGCGTAGATATAATATATAATTTCTTATCCGGGAATGTCCGTTGCCGCGCTTCGGCTAGCTTAATGGGCGAACCTTCGCCTTCGACGTTGCCGGGGTAACCGTCCGCTTCGTCCAAGTACACTTTTTTAGCCGGCAGTGAGCGCAAGCCCGCGCCGGAGTTAGCCCCTACCATTACCAACACGCCGCCGGGGAACTTCTTTTGAAGCATTTTATTACCGCTATCGCGGCTCCGGGCAGACTGTACCCGTTCGCGTAGCGCCGGGCTGCTTTCTATCATGGGGTCTATCCGTATTTCGCTATTCTTTTTCATGGTAGCCTCTGTAGGCATTACCAAAAGCATAGCGGACGGGTCTATATGAATAGTATAGGCTACCCAATTATTACCCGCTTCCGTTAATCCTAATTGCGCGCCCTTCATTACTACGACGCGCTCGATACCGTTTCCCGTAGTTAAGGAATCTTGTATTTCGCGCAAATAAGGAACGGCGCTAGTACGCCAAGGCCCCGGCATAGCCGAAGTAATTTCGTCCAAGTATCTATGTTTGTCGGCCCATTCCGAAACCGTTAATAATTCGGTAGGTTTTAAGCCAGCCAGAAAACCGGCAATAGGTGAATAATCCATATACTATTTACCGCGCCCGGCTTTAATTGTGTCTATTACTTCGGAAGAATTAGCTAAGCTGCTTAAAGCGTCGTTTATTTCTTTGTTAATTATTATCATTGCTTCGGCGCGTGTTTTAGCGTTTCGTATTGAATCAATAATACGCGCGGGTATTGCTTCAATACGTTTTCTTATTTCAACTCCGAAGCTAAATAAACCGGCGTAAACCTTTTCAATTGCTACTAATTCGCCGGACGTTTTACCTATTTCTAATTGTTTCGCAATTACCCGCAAGACAGCTTCGCGTTTAGTAAGCGCGTTAATATCCATTCGGCCCAATTCGTCTTCCGACATTTGGTCCATGCCGGTAATGTCCGCGTCTACTTTATCCTTCCCGCTTTTCAGGTCCCCGCCGTGAGGTTGCGGCCGGCGCTCTGCCGGTATTACTTGGCCGTCTCCGGGCTTCGCCTTCCGTTTGCCCGGCTTGCCGTCCGGCTCCGGGTAGTCAGCTAAAAGCAAGTCGAGCGCGGGGCCTTCCGGTAGCGGGTATTCTCCGGCCCGGTACGCTGCTACCTTTTCGGCCGCGTCAAAAGGAGACATGGACCCGAAGGCTAGCAGGTTGTCGAGCGCTTCGCTTTGCTCCGGGTTCAGTTTTTGGCCCCCTACTTTTTTGGCATATTCGCCCCCGGAGTTGGCGGCCCGCGCGAAGCGGTGGGCTACGTTTGCCTTGGCTGCCAGGTATTGAGGTAGCGCCAATTCGTATATAACCTTGTCCTTCCCGCCCGAAGACTTAACAACGGCCGGGCCGTGTATTTTGCCGTCTTCGATATAGCGAATTATTGTCTTCGGGGTACATTCTACCCGCCGGGCAAAGTCGGACAGGGCAATAGCTTCGGGGTTGGCGGGTTTACGTGGCATAGTACAGAATTTGGCAGACGAAGGTAATGCCAAAAATGGGCAGCCAAAACCGGCGGCTACTTTGCGATTCAAAGCGCTTTAATTCCTGTAGTTGCGCTATTTAGAACGGCTCTAAAAGGGGCGTTTTTTTTGGCCCAAAACGCGCTACTTTGCCTTCCAAAGTGCGAAATAACGCTAAAAAGGCATGTTTTTAGGCCCTAAAACTAGATAAAAGCCGGGTGTTAGCCACC